TGGTGAGGTGCGCCTCCCCATAACTACGATTGTCCACCACAACAATTCCGTTTTGGTGGCATATTGCATACCTCTACTCAACGTTAGGTAGATGGCACAATTTTTGGTGTAAAAATGCTTGGAAGGGCAATTGCCTTTCTCAACTGCCCTTAGTATAGCAAAGTCGGTTAAATATGTCAATATCCTTGAGCGTTATTCCTGGCTTTATAGTACTGATTCTCTACGGCCTCATCTTTGAGCTGTAGGTAAATCATGGTGGTTGAGATGTCTGAATGGCCAAGCAGCTTTTGGATTGAAGCTATGTCACAGCCGTTGAGCAGTAGCCTTGCTGCGTAGCTATGGCGTAGCTGATGTGGTGTGATATGAATGCCAGCATACTTCTTAAACGCTCGCTGGATCCACAGCCGTGCAGTCTTGGTGTTAGCTCTGAATAGTGTGCCGCTCTGACGGCCCCATTCATCGATATAATCGTCAAGGCGTTGTCGTACTTCAGGTGTGAGATAGACGGTGCGTTCTTTGTTTCCTTTACCCAGCACATATACCCGCAGGTCATCAATATCCCGGTAAGTGATCTGACAGGCTTCAGTGATTCTGAGGCCTGTTTCATACATGAAATCTATGAGCATTTTAGTGTGTGGATCAGTAGTTCTCTGAATGACATAATCGATAGTGTCGTGGTTGATGTAATGCGGTCGAGGCTTCATATTCTTGTGTGATTTGATGATGTCAGGATTGACGGTAGTTATTTCGGCTCTATCTGTTATGTAGCGGAAGAATGATTTTAAGATACGTTTAGTGGTATTTGTAGTTGACGGTGCGTGGGTCTTAGCAAATTCATAGAAATAAAAGTCAAGCCAGTTGATAGTGAGATCCTCGGCATATAGTTTATTGTTACTTCTGCAAAATTCGATGAATTGTTTCAAATGTGTTCGCCTCGTTGATATGGTGGTTGGTGACATAGTGTCAACGTATGTACAGTGCCGTATGTAGTTATCAGCTAGTCTCGCAATAGTGATACTCCTTGCACTGTCAATTGTTTTTGGTTTAGTAAAAAATAAAGCTGCCGCTTGGGTAGCCGTCATTGTTGCGTTCATAAACTCCAAACTCCAGTAGTGATCAATACTTTATTTTACCTACGTAGAAACTTGAGTACTCAAGCATTATTTTGTCATAACGCTTATCCTTATTCAAGCAAAAAGAGGGCAATATTCTAATTTATTTACCCTCTATTCTAACTACTGTTATTTGATTAGCTACTGCGCATATCGACATAGTGCTTTGACTTGCATTTATGACAACCTCTGACGATGAAATACGGAGCAGCTGGACCATTATATTCACGCATCTGGTTCTTTAATACAGTAACTGAGTAATCGATCTTGATAATCTGCTTATACGTTTTCCACTCATGTTCACAGATGTTACCGTTATTCTTCTCGAACAATTTTTGCTGATCTCGTTCAGCTTTAGCTCGATTTATCCTATCCACAAGCTTACCGCGTAGTGACTTAGTGTTGAGTGTTGTCATACTCCAGCCTTCTTGCAAAGAAATGAGAACAATCGAGCTGGTTGTTGTCCATGTTGTGCCTCCTCCACCAATTGCCAAACCCTCTGTTCTGGTAGTTTAGCTGCCACCTTGTAGTAGAAGGAAAAATACTTGTGATTGTTGAACTTGTCTGCTAACTGATACGCAATCGATTCAGTGCGCTTTACCTTTTGCCACTTGTCCATGTTTGGTTACCCTCCATAACTAAACAATTGTTATTGAGATTGGGATTGAGGATTTCTTTGTTGAAATCTATTGAGATTGGGATTGAGATTGACAATGATTAGTTTAGTGCCAAAATCGCTACCCCAGTAAAATCCCTAAATTTAAACCCAAATCTAACTAGCACCATCACTAGATTAGGGTGTTTTACCTGTTTGAGGAGTTTTCCACAAACCCGCAGTGCTTAGGGCTTGACAAGAAAATCCTATTTTTCGTGTTTTTGGACCAAAATAAAAGTGGCCCCGACCGAAACAAGGTTCGGTAGAGGCCAGCAATATGACATTGATACATTTAGTCTAGCAAAATATTTGCATTAAGTCAACTGTTCGGAAATACCGAACAGTTCAGTCTGTAAATGATTCTTACTAACTCAACTATAAAGGATTTCTTTCCAGTTCGAAAACCGCCTCGGAGCTTATCGAGGCGGTTTTCAGTAGTTCGGTATTTCCGAACTACTCAACGGCGTTTTGCATCTCGCGAATCAATCCAACGATCACTGTTTTAGCAGCCGACAAGCCAGCAGCAATCGCAGATAGCGTCGTAGCTAGTGCTAGAGCCCACAGCTCACGCCAGCTTGCCGAGAACAGCAAATTTACGAGATTGACACCCGCCAGCAAGAACGTTGCGATAAACGTCTGCACAAATGTCCACAACGCACGTACGATTACGTCTTTGTAGTTGATATTCTTAAGTGCTTCTAATGACTTCATTCTTTTCTCCTTCTCTCACTAACCACCTGAGGGCCGTTTTACCACATGTACGATTAAAATGTTCGTCCTCTAGCGTTAGAATGCGTTCGTTTACTTCTGCCTGCTGCTGCAGGGCTAGCCGATACTCGTCGACTAGCTCTGTATCACTTAGCAACGTCAAGTCTTCCATGTGCGTCCTCAGCTTCTTAGAGCCGGCGGTGTTTTGCCGCGTGGCTCAGTTAACAACTTACCAGTTTTCAAATCGTGCCAGCGACTCAAGCCTGGGACGCTGTGTGCGTCAACCAGGCATTGCAGGCAGTCATTATATGTCGAGCCTGGTGTCATCTGCGGCGTAGTTTTGCCGATATGTAGTGTTACGCAACCGCAGGCTTTGCAATCGCGAAAAAACAAGCTGGACTTGGTGATGGTTATTTTCTGGAGGTTCATGGATTGATCCTTTGCCCTGGATAAATCAGTCCGCGATTAGCAATCCCATTTCGCTCAGCCAGCCGCTGTGTATAGCCAGAGTTACCGAATAGCCCGTTGGTGCCGTGCCAGCCGTTACGCAGTGCGATGTCGCCGAGCGTGTCCCCGCGACGCACAACGTAACCGCCAGTGCTTCGCTGAACGTAGCCTGTCGAAGCTGGCGCGCTGATTCGCGGTGCTTGTGCTGCTACACGTGAATTGACAGCTGATTGAACCTCGGCTGGATTGTAGCCGGCGGCTTGCAACCGTGCTACGCGGTCGTTGCCACTACCGTACACACCACGCAAGACATCTGCCACCACTTGGTCATTCACTGCTTTTGAGCTGGCTGCTGGAGCTGCTGGCGCGCTAGCAGTGCTACCATTTGCCCAGATATTCGGGCGATAGTAACCGATGATTGAATTGCGATAGCCACCTAAGTCCATCAAGTTAAAGGCGTTACCGACATAGATATTGCCTGAGCCTTGGTTTTGACCGAAGAACTTGCCCTGATAATACATAGCCACATGTCCATACGTTCCACCGCCAAAGATTGCCCAGTCGCCATCTTTCATACCAGCTTGCCCAGCGTGCCAGGTAAAGCCGAGTGCTTGGATTTCGCCGACTTGGTTTGCGTATCCACTCGCTCCACCCGTACGGGTAGCCACGACACGTCCACTCAAGCTGAACATGAACTGCTTGAAGCCTGCCACACACTGTAAGCCGTAGCCCTCATTAAATCCGCGGCCATTCATGGCGTTTACAAAAGCAGCAGGACTGGACAGGTCGGTCTTGTAATAGACACCTGACCCCATTTGAGCCAATTCTTTGTCCACAGGGTCGCAACCTGATCCTTTATCTTGTGGTACGTCTAGGCCCATAATGCCAGCGATTGCCGTCTCACGCTTTTTGGCTAGCTCACACAAGGCTTTTTCGGTTGTTTTAGAGTACTTGGCTTTTGAGCCGTCAAGGGTGATACTGCCGTCCTCTGAGGGCTTACCTATAATTAAAAATATAGATGATATGATGATAACGCCTGCAACTATCAACACATCTACCCGATTGATGATGAAGTTTTTCAGATTTGAAATTACTTTTTTCATTTCTCCACCTCTTTAGCTTGGATTTCTCGAGCCATCTTTTTGTCTTGCCTGTTCTTCTCGCTGGTAACACCTGAGAAGTGTACGTTCACAGCACCTGCGACTAATAGGGCAGTTGCGGTGAGTTGTTTGGCGATTGCCTGGAAGCCCCAGATATCGCCCAGACCCTGCACAACGAACGCGCCGAATGACAGCAAACCAACCGCGATAGACAGCTGCCTTGTAGTTTTCTTTTCTAGTTTCATATTTGACCTCCTTGTCATTTATTTTCTCTTGACCGAACAGTTTCGTTTGTTATGTTCAAATCGGTTTTCAACCGCTCGATTTGCGATGATTGTGTTACATATAACGCCCAAATAACGACAAGCACCAACGCACTACTAAATGCAGCCGCAACATTCTTATCCATAAACCGCTTCACTTGCCCAGTAAAAGTAGCCTCATTGATACCTAGGTTCTTTTCAATTGTATTGAGGCGCCCAGATTGTTGCTCAACGAGGTCAGCCAACTTTTGATATTCTCGCCGGCTAACAGAATCTTGATTGCGCACGATGTCTTTAATTTCAATGACATCTTCTTTAATATGCTCAACATTCGCCTGTAGCGCGCCGAATTCTTTTGCTGATACGTCTGTACTGCTCATGATTTCTCCCATGGCTGATCTGTCAACCAAGTTGCTGACCCGTACCACTCTTGCCGTCCTGGGATAGCAGAATGTCCGGTTATAGAGCCATCCTTAGCAAACCTGTACATGGTATTGCCTGCATATCGCCCTGAGTTAATACCAGTGATTAGCATGTTCGTATTGTTGATTGGTCTATATTTCTTTGGTATTTTTTCACTAGGTGAAAATACGCCTGCTGGAATTTCGTTAATTTGGTCAATTCGAGCTGAAACTGTATTGCCAATTCGAGTAAGCTTCAGTATCATCCCCCAACCGATTTGCACGTCCTCCTCCTTGGCGGTCTTTACGTCAGGATAATCCTTAGCTTCTTGCATCCACTCACCATAAGTGACAGGGGCAGCTGTATCTCCACTTTTGATGATACGGGTATAGAAATTCCCTTCAATGTCGGCATATTGCTGCTTGACGTAACCTTTTGCTTGCGAGCCTGGTATAACAGCAGGGTTGAGCGGTGTGGAGATGAGCCATCCCGGGTTATCTGATGGGCGGTTAGCACAAGCTTTAATTACATCGTTTTCTCGAAATACCCATTTACCAAATTTGAACAAGCGAGCATCATTGAAATCAATGCTCGAGCCTTGTTCTACGAACTCAGTAGCAGAATTTAACGCCTCATACGATACTGATTCAGGTTTAAGTGTGCCGTCTGAGTTGTGAAGATTTAGTAATGCTTGAGCTAAATAATCACTCCATAGCGTAGATGGACCTGGCTGGATAATATCTCCGACCTTATTGCCCTCATCATTGCCACCTAGCAGTACCTTGAAGCCAACAATGTTACCTGTCCCCTTGTTAGCAACTCCTATACAGTCACGAACACTCCCCTCGACTACCTTCTCCGCTGAATCTAAGCGATATGATATAAAATGCATTGCAGTATCTTCACTCCATCCACTCAATCCATCTACCAGCAATGTGTCAGACCCTGGCGCCCGCGGGCTGACAACTCGTGCGACATTTGGATAAGAAGAGCCGTCTGTTGTTCTAGTGATTTTATCTTTTATGCTTGCCATAATACCTCCTTTAACTTAAATCCTTCGTGCCAATATTGACGTACTCGAACACGACACGTGACATTGCATAACTCACTCCTGGATCAGATGAAGACCATCCGTACTGAATCCATTGGGCATCCTCATCTATCTCCAGCTCCACCTCCTCGCTTGCAGAGTTAAAGTTCTTTGGAACAGTCCTGACGTAGCTCCATCCAGCTCTCGGGGTGCTCCAATGAACTCCTGGTTCACTCCAGCCAGTACGGCTTGATGTTGCACCAAAATACCTAGTTTCAGAAAAGGTCTGTAGACCATCCTCTGTTTTTGCAGTAGCAGTGACCGTGATTCTCCCTTGTGGGCGCAAGATAATAAAGATTGCTCGTAAAACGCGTGCCCAATCTCGACCCGTCTCCTCAAACCGCAATTGACCACTCAAAGCACTCGTACTAAAAGGCTTACCATCGTCAACCGTTTTAGCTCCTTTGGACAATTCAACAATCTTGTCCCCTTGGACTATTAATAGATGAGTAATGCCAGAGTTATCGTTATATAGCGTCATCCAATCGCAGCGTATATTCCAAGGCTTCATCCATGCACCTTTACGATCGGTGTCATAAACCCATATCTGGTTATTGTAATCAGCAGCTACTGGCAGTGCCCAATAAACACGCCCTTCAAACGCAACACCTACGGCTTTGTCCATAGTCTTGTTATTAAGGTTGGTGATAGCATCTTGGATGGTATTTGTAATACGACGCGTAGACAGAACGTTTTGCAGCTGCGGAAGAGTTCCTGTCGTGTTAAATCCACCACGACTTGGATATAGCAGGTCATTATTGTAGATAACTAGGGCGTCAGGGCTATCAGTTCCGTCATTGCCAGTGTCCTCTTGAACCTGCCAAACAGTAATAGTCTCCTCACCATATGTAATATTTGTTGGGGTGATGTAAAAACGTTTTCCAGTACCGTTTGTACCTTGGCTGAGCACGGTGGCTTTAGGATCACCTTTACCGTCGCGATACGGTGCTACAGCATATGGTATTTCCTTTGTACCATTACCGACTGGTGTATATCCTCCACCGTAACCAGGTGAAAAATCAAGCTCATGACCATAATCACCACCACGCCATACATAAAAAGGATTCTTCTTATCACCAGTTAGCCAAACTCGACCATTAATAACCTCTGCTCGGGTTGCTGTTGGACCTGCAGTATTATTATCTTTGGGCAGTGGGACCGATACATCTAGACTACGTGAGCCGTTGTCAACAAAGGTTGTTTGATCCATTGGCAGTGCAGTAGCGAGACGATAAAGGGTTGGGTCGCCGCCGCCATCGACACCAACACCACAATAAATATTCCATGATTTAGCCTCTGTGCTGTCAGGTCGTTTGATTGCTAGGCTATGTTTTTCACTATTCCACATATCACGGTCAGTAGAGATTGATTGTTGCAAAATCGGTGAGCCTGCAGTCTCTCCTACGGTAGAGTTAAACGTAACTGCGTAAAAGGCCTTAAAGCCAGTGCCGTCAAGGCCAGTGTTTTTATCCAGGGTGGGTTTTGTCGGGTTGGCGATTTCTCTAAATGCTACAATCTTTGAATTAGCGATATCTAGATAACTTAGCGTATCTTCGCCGTTCATAATGAGCAGATTATTTCGTATTTGTTTAAAATGTCCGCGGGCGGTGCTGTGGTAGTCTTTACCTTCTACCACTTTCCAGGTTTCATCTTCACCACGTGCAATGCAAAGCCTTGTCTTGCCGTTAATTCGCTGAAGACACGCTAGCCAGTTGACCGTGCCTTCTCTCGTCGTACTCCGGAATTCAGCTAGCTCTCCCAATATCATGCCTTTTGGCTGCGGGCCATATTTAGCTGTACCTGGTCGATTTGTTATAACAGAGTCTTGATCTAGGATGAGGTTTTCAGACGATCGTAGACCCCTTAGTGGCGTACGGCCATCATCAAATGCCGTTACCACACCATTTTGCCAGTCTTGAACTGCCAAACGCTGTATTTTTGGTGCCCTCATGTTGTTAGAAGGCTTTAACATATGTCAGACACCCCCGGGACCATGTGTAGTGGCCGATAGCTCGCCTGGGCAGCGTTATTTTCAATCATCTTTTGCATCAACTGGTTTGCTTCAGCGATGAGATTACTATATTGATTCTGTAGGAGAATATCGTTACGAGCGTATTCAGCCGCACACATTGTCACTAGCCACATTGGATTATCTACAGGTACAATGCTATCCGCTTTGGTAAGTAATGGAGCACGCAGGTAAACAGGGACGTTAATAATCCCATCAAGCATGGGATCATCCTCTCTAATCATGTCGACAAACACCAGTTTGTTGCTAGCAATAGTGCAGCAATTTTGTCCCTTGTACATTCCCGCTTGCTCTGGAGGCACTGTAGTGTACTCTCGCACCTGTCCACTTTTTACAACTTTGACAGCATCTCCTAGGGTATCGCTAACCTTGAAAACCTTAGTCGTATCGATCTCATATGCTTGTTCTAGCGATAAAATACCAACGGTATATGACGGCTCATAAAGGGATTGCCAATCAACATTTGGCTCACTTTGCCATACAGGAATATACATATTAGCAATACCTAATATTTTCTGGTACTTCTTGTCGGTTTCTGGTAGGTTTCGTACTTTACCAGTAGCTTTTAGCATGACTGCTGATACAAGCTGTGTAGTGTTCATAGCGTTTTCCTAAATTAAAAACACGGAGCCGGCTTATTATTGCCAGACGCTCCGTGTTTTTTTAGGTCACGCTGTTTTCTCGCTTACTATTATAACACATTTATGCTTTTTTAGTGCGTATTCGTGTATTTTTTCCACTAGTTTTAGTGTTCCACTTTTTGATGGCTGCATTCACCTGCTTTTGAGTATTCATTTTACTAATCAGGTTTTGTCCTATCTGATTGATACTCATACCCCCAACTGACGTTTGACTGGCCTTTGGCGCTGACGATGAGATATTTGCTGCGGCCTTTATTCCTATAGAAGCAACGCCAGAGTTAGCGGACCGACCACTACGACCACCTCGGCCACGACCCGAGCCACCCCGGCTGCTGCTACCAGACCCCTCTTTAGTAATCCTATTACCGTCAACATCAAACTGAGCAGCGTTGAGGGCTCGTGCTTCCCACTTAGTGATATACCCCTCAGCGCGTAACTTATTGACGACGCCGTTCTTAGCAAACATCTGCCCAGTAATACTTTTACGTCGCCCATTAGTAAGTGCTTGCATTAACTCTTCATGGGACGATTCTTGTGCCTTTTGCCTCCAGTAATTATCCATCAAACTCACTTCTTTATGAGTGGTCATTGCCCCGTACTCAATCTGCTCTTTAGTATAGCCAGACTCTTGATAGTAACGTTCCCGTACCCAATCTGGCAAATCCTTGTGTTTGCCCATGAGGATGTCTACGGCACTCTTTGCTTTATTGACCTTCTTCTCACCATTTTCCAGCTTATTAAGGATATCATTAGATGAGTTGAACTCTTTTTTGGTAGTTGAAGCATTATCAATGTTATACGCTTTCATCCAGTTATAGTAGGCCTCGTCACTGACACCTTGACCCTCTGCTAGAGACTTATAGTAGCTTCTCTGTACATTACCGCTCTTATTAACCAATAAGCCGTCTTGGATCTTGTATGTGCCTTTTTTAAGCCCACGCTCAAAGTCTTTAATGGTCTTGCCTGTATCATCACCAGTAGTCGATGTAGTGGCTGATTTTTCGTCTGGACGCAATGCATTCTTGCCAAATAGTAGAGCCTTAGCTTGATTCCATGCATTTCCAGAGTCTACTTCAAAGTTTGTATGCTCCTTACCATTCTTGTCAGTATAGACATCTCCACCGTCCTGTAGGACCTTTATGCCACTCGTGGTTTTCTTTATTTGATTGCCTACGGGGATGAGCCCCTGCAAGTTTTTTTGTGCCTTCTCATTGTCGCCCTGGGTTGAGTAGTATCCAGCACCTATAAGGTTAGCTACTGTCTGCGCTACTCCGGTAGCACCATCAAATCGCCCTAGATCACTTGTCTTACCAAATATCTTTTCACGTTCAGATTTAGGTACCATATTAAGCGATGCGGACGCAATCGGATTTAATTTTGCAAGTTCTGAGCCAACTCGAGCCATTTTTTGTCCTAGTTTGTCATCTTCACCATCATCATCCGCATCATTGCTCAGCACGTCCTTAATAGCATCATACATATTAGCCAATGGTTCACTACCGGTTGCTAGCTTCATCAACATATTCATCCCGTAGGCAACTGCAAACGCTTCTGCGGCTCGTGTTGCCGTGCCGCCCGCGTCCTTGAACTGTAAGCCTCGTATCTCAGAGCCAAACCTCTTTACGTTTGCAACATTATTTTTCCAGCTTTCATTAGTTTCATAGGTGAATTGCAAGAACATTTTGCCCAAAGTTGATTTATATACTTGCGGCATAGCACCAACACCACGTCCACCAACAGCACGTTCGGTCGCCTGATCGGCTGCTTTTATCAGCTGGTATCCTGTTAGCCCTTTTCTCTGAGCACTGTAGTAGTTAGCGGCCCAGTTTAGCTGTATGAATTTTTTCTCTACCATATTCATACCAGAAACAACGCTAACACCGTTTGTAAACTTTTGGTATTTAGACTTAGTAAATTTACCGTCAGTATCCGTGTAGCGTTCACGCAAGAATGGGGATTTACGCATTGCCTCTTTAGTGCTTTTATCAAATGCCGTCAAAAAAGCATGACCCGTACTACGCAATCCATTATCTCGGACCGTTTCTGGTAAGTTTAATGTTTGTGCTAGGGTTGATGATAAATTACCTAAAATCTTATTAGCACCATTGATACTCTCTAGTCGTTGAATGAACTGAACGCCTCTGTTGGTCTGGTCAATGAATGGCCTGTCTAGAGAACTACTTTTGCCGGCCATTTCATTGACAAAGTTCTGTACAGCAATAGTAGCCTTGCTGGATATCTTATCACCTTTAGCTAGATTACTGTCTGGGTCGATGTTAGTACCGCTCTTTTTAGCCATATCGATTGCACGCATAGATGACTCTATTTGCCTACCGCGAGCAATGACCGGTTCCATATGAGTGTTATATAGCATAACATCTGCATAATATTCAAAAGCCTTACGCGGATCTTTTTCATAGCTCACCATACCGCCAAATCGACGCTTCTCATTAGCATTGAACTTATGAGTTGGTTTAAAATCTGCAGATAAACCAGCAATTGAGGCTGGTATTTCACCACGGGCTTGACCTTCCATATCCCCTCTCACGCCTGTTGGAACGGCAGCCAACAGCTTATCCACGGCTCTGCCTAAGATATTGCTTCGCTTTTGAATATGTGGCATGTAGTTCTTGAGGTATGGGATTTCTTCCTTGCCATACATACGCCTAATCGAGTTGAGGTTTGAAATTAAGGCGTCATAATTATTACGCATGAATGTGTTATACTCTTTGACGCGCTCAGCTGCTCGGCTACCATACTTCTTTGCAAATGCAGCGTTCATATTTTCATCAGCACTACCTACAGGGAACTTACCCTCAGTATACAAACCAACATCTTCCCAGAACTTTTTGCTCTTTGCAAAGCGCGGACGTGCTTTATCGATATGCTTAGCTAGTGCAGCATGTTTACCTAGCAGGTTCTCGATTTCATCAGCATAGTTAGCGTATGCTTCAGTTTTTTGGTAGTAAAGGTCTTTAAGCAGTTTTTGGCCCACCTTATCCTGAATATTCTTCTCAACAAGGCGGTTAAAGGTATCCGTGATACCGCCCTTACTTTTATCTAATGAGTTTGTCAGATGATCAGCCTCTACCACATCAAATTTGCCATTAACTTGATGAACCACTCCAAATGGTGTTACCTGGATGTAGTTACCTTCAATTTCACCAGTCCTTGGGTTACGCACAAAACCACCATCGATTGAATGTTCACCTACTAAAGGAACGACAGCGACTCCACCAGCACTATCGGGGTTTTTGTAAGCCATGAATTCCTGGACCTCGCCATCCTGTTTAGCTGCTTCTAGGGCTTTCAGGATTGCCTCGTTTCTGCCTACCTTATTAATACTGTTTGTCTGACTCTTCCAGATATAAGCCGCTCGTGAGGTCGGTGTCCAGTCACCAGGTTCTCCATTATCCCCAACATAACGCCGCTCAAAGTTAGTAAAGCTCTTTTTACCGCCACGACCACGTTTTGTATGAACGCGGTATTCATAATCTCCGTCCCTAAACGGTTTCGTCCAATTATCTAGTATTCCAGACTTGGTCTGTTCATATAAATTACCTTTGGTCAACAGATGTCCGTCTTCCATCGGCACATTAGTGAATGCACCAGATTCTGCTGATTGAGGCGCGGTATTCGTATTAGGTATCACATTAGCGCTGTGCTTTCTAATAAATTGCTGTAGCTCTTGCCGCTTAAGTCCTGCCTGGCGGGCAATCCTAGTGATTTCCCGATTTGCGTCTGCTACATCTTGATTGTTGCCATCCATCATAGCCGCTTTGCGATATTCTATGATATCCTTGAGCTCATTCCATGCATTTTCTTTTGTCTCTTTAGCTACACGAACACGCTCCTGTGTTGCCTGTTCAACATCCTGCTGGGCTAAAGCAATAGTTTCTGGATCTTTTCGTAATTCGGCAAGCATTTGCTTATTTTCACGTACTCGACGGCGTGATTCGGCAGCACGCTGTAGCTCTTGAACAAAGCCATCGATCTCGTCATAGCCCATTTCCTGAGCAATAGTGTCAATATCACGCTTGCCTGTACGACGCCTGTAGGCAACTGGTATGTCTTCTATTAGGTTTCCTAGGTAGTGTTTTAGATCATCAACATGGATGCGTGGTATATTCCAATTTGTGTCACCACCCATGATATTAGTTTCTTGATCCGCAAACAACTCTGGGTTGGTCTCTGCTATTCGTGCATCAATAGCTTGACGCAACTCCTTGGTCATCTTTGGCTTTGGATTATCTTGGATGTCATTAATAGTTTCTTGAAGAGGGTGCTGGTAACGATTATTTGTATTGACATTTTGGGTGTTGTTTGCTACACTATCGTTAAGATTCGTGGACTGTAATTGCCCCGTTTCGGACGTATCATCAAGCCTCGACATATTATATGCAGGATTGGTGCGGCCAGATGACGAATCATTAAAGTAGGTGACGACTCGTAGTTCGTTGCCTTTTTTAATTACTTCGACAATAGCAATTTTATTACCTTCAAGGTTACGCTCCATACGAATGCGCTCCGTGTTTCGTACTGGTTTACCTTTAATAATCACATCTGGATCTTCCAAAACGTATGGCAGCCTGCCCAAGTCAGCGTCGGTCAACGGATTGGCTGGTTTTTTACCGCCTTGCCCATGAGTAGATAGCATATGAACAGCGCCGCTCCTATCCATGACGATACGTGCATCCTTACTTATTGATATGCCAGTCTCTGTTTTTATCCTGTTTGCCAAGTTATCAGATACACGTACTAGTGTGAATAGTGCACGGCGACTATTTGCTAGGTCATCAATACCTTTAATTGCATGGAGTGCTCTTTCAGGATCAATACTCATCGTCCTCACCCGTCCATCGCCGCCAGGTGTTTGCTGTTTGGCGTTCTTAAATTTCCCGGTCTCCATTTGAGCATAGAATTGCTTAATAGCGTCTTGCTTGCCGACAAGTCCCATAATAGCTTCAGTAATCCGGTCATATACTGCTAGGACCTTCTGAGGAACACCTAATCTAGCACCTAGACGTACTTTATTTTCACCGTTCAGTATTCCGTTATAGTAATCACTGAATCCGTCAGCTAGTTGTTCCTCGGCTAGCAGGTTAATGTCACCATCCCCATATTCTTTGCTGTACTTACTAATGAGATAGTCATCACCATAAGACTCGCGGATAGTGTCTAGAAGCTCCTGCTTATTGTCTGCACGCTCCAAGAGCTTGTGTCCCAATTCATGGTTTAGAGTGTCTTCAGACAGCTTGTTCAGGTTTATTTTGTCGGTATTTGGATCGTAATAGCCGAGTGCTTTTCTTTGCATTTCATTTTGCCACTCATTGAATACAAGGCGCTCATCACCTGTTAGTTGTAGGTGGCGTGCTAGGAGGCTACTTTGGCTAGTTAGCTCCTGCATTTGAGCATCTGCCTGACGCTTATACCTTACGTAATCTCGTACTTTTACGTTATTCTCATCAAACACCACATAGTTGGTACTCTCTGCCCTACCAAGGTCTCGATTATTAGCATTAAATAGAGAATCTGCCGGATAAATAATTCCGTCGATACCGGCACGGCTTAAGAACATAGAGGTTTCTTTTGGTGTCATACCCCACTCACTTTGTAATTTGTGATATATGGACGCACCAGACTCATCAGTGTCGAATGGGATTGAATTAGGGTAACTCTCGGTATCTCTTACGCTAGTTCCCCATTTGTCGGTTAAGTTCTCAGCAAGAGCTTGTTGTTTTATCTTATGTTTTTGCTCAGGATCAACAGTGTCATACCAACTTAAGAAATCAAAGTCACGACCATCACTACTAGCAAGATCCACGTTATACAAGTTTCTGCTATTACCAACATCATTAACTCTTTGATTGATCTCTTCCTCGGCAAGACGTCTCTTTTCTGAGCTATTGCGCACAATCTGTTCTAGTTCGCTAGCAAGATTGTTGTACTTTTCGGATGCTGCTATAAAATCACTATCGAAACCAGTTCCGGCCATCTCGTCTGCCTTTTTGCCATAATACTGACTCTGCTGTCGCAATGAATCAACCTGTTGGGCTAATTCATCTGGGTTCATATTGGCTGTAATATTGTACCCGTTTTTAGATAAGAAACGCTGAAGCTCATCGGACATAGTGTCTTTATTTACATACAGACTATCCCTGAATTCCCCAGAGATTAAGTCATTTTTTATACGCGCACGATTATTGTTGTTGCCAATATCTGCATAGTGCTCGCCAATACCTTTATTATCAGTAAAATATAGACCCCACCCAAAGGACTGGTTGCCCTCACCAGAGCCAATATTATCAGTAGAGAATTTATTAAATTTATGCGGTGAGCCGTGATATAGATTTGTCCCATTCTGTATCATCTTATACCTCACATCCTGTGCAACTCGGTTTTGTACACCCTGGGTAGCCTGCTCGACAAGATAGCTTTCTAGTTTGCCAGTGGTCTGCTGACGGGATGCTACGGCTTTGACATCACCGCGTTGAATGTCTGACATATTCTGACTAACAGCCTGCTTGAGAGCAGGACTGGCGTTTGGTATGGCAGTCTCTACTGTCTGATTAACGTTGATTGACTGGATTGGGTGAGCCTGATTATTTCGTGTATTGACTGTGTTAACCTCTGCTGCTTGGCGTAGCGATGCTGTGTTTACTGGCCTACGGTAGAAGGTTGAGTAACCAGCAGGCTGTGTAGTGTTGGTCGCTGTTGGCTGGACCTGCTCCACTGCTTGTACTTTACCTATAGTAGTACTTGGTACTTCTAAAGATTGATTGGGTTGGACGCTTGCTGATCGGTTTCGTAATGTGCTGATTGCTTTACCACCAGCACCCATCATAGCACCGCCCAGTGCACCTAGAGCACCAGCCTGTGCGTGCTGCTTCCAGTCAGTATTAATTTTGCCATCATCTGCTAGGTCGCCAGCAAGAGATTGAACTGTTTCTTCAGCACCCTCTTTAATAGCACCGGTGGCAATGTTCTTCGCTGCGCCTAATATTCTCTTACGTACAGCTTGATCTACTGCCTCTTTGGCGACTTCTTTACCGCCTTGCTTCAATGCGGACTTAACTAGCTGGCCTGATGCACCGAATGGTACACCAAATAGGTCAATGGCACCATCAGCAGCACTACCAAGCCGCTGCATGCCATTGAGGTTTTCTACTCTACCATCCTCCGTCATGCGCTTACCAACAACAGCGGACGCAAGCTTTTCCGGCCCTTCCGCAGCTCCCTGAATCATTCCAGGCACTAATTTACCCGCAAACCTTACATAATCACCTGGGCTATCGACTTGAAATCCCGCCTTATCATCATATGAATCAATCCATTTATTGACGTTATCCATTCCTTTAACTACAGCACGCCTTGCGCTATCGATCGGCTGAGCTATTGCAGCTACAGGCTTTAGCATGTTTGCCATGTTTTGTGACTGGCGAGCTTCATTTGCAGCAACATGCGCCTCATTCTCTAAACGAATACGCTCTTGACGTTTATTAAGGATTTCAGGCTCAGAAACACCGCGGGCACGCAATTTATTATCAATGGCGTCATTACGAGTCGCTTGCTCTGTCTTATATTGAGCAATATTCTTATTTACTGCGTCTAAAGCACGGGCTATACTATCCCCTTGAGAGTTAAGCACTGAACTACGATATGGACTGGCTACTGTTGATTGTAGTTCAGGCTTTGGTTGTTGGACCTGTTGAGGTTGTACTGGTTGCGGTTTTGGCTGTTGAATAGGCTGAGGCTGCTGCTGGATTGGCTGCTTGACTGCGTTCTGTATCTGAATCTGCTGGTTTTGTTTATTAACCCAGTCTTGTTGACCTTCTGGGGTAAGCATTTTAGGAGCGTCATTTGTTGTAACTTGCGGCTTTGGTTGGTTGTTTTGATTTAATTGTTGATTTGCCTGATTGGCTTGTTCAAGGGGATTAAGATTGACTTTTGGTTGAGACTGGTTGAGCCCACTATTTTGATTGGCCCACGGTATATTTGGTCGTACTTGTAATGTCGACTGTCCATTTAACTGAGGCTGTTGGACCTGTTGAGGTTGCGGCTGCCGTATTGGTTGTGGCTGAGCCTGTTGCTCTTTACGCCGTTTCTCCTCATCATTAACCCAACCTTTTCCTCCAAAAAAGTTACCTAATCTCTGAAAAAAGTCCATATCCTAATCCCCTCCTCGATATTTATAGGTATTGGTTTTGACGTTTACGCTCTTCCTCTTGATTGAGGCGGGTGTTGTAGATACTCAGTGTTGGATCACTTCCAGGGCTAGCTGGATCAGATACCCCAACTGAGGTGTCTCCCCCTACCTTATAGCTGTCTAGATCTTTAGCCTTGTATTCCACCTTGTTACCACTGTAGGTAGACTGCTGACGCCCTAGGTTATCAATCTCACCTGATAGAGCATTTGCGCGACCAAGGTCTGCACGTGCGGCATTAGCACCGTTAGCGCCTTGTGCGGCAGCCTTTTGACTCTTCATCTGAGCTAATTGTGTCAATAGATTCTGACGCGTAGTTTGGGACGCTTGACGTGCCGCGCTATCTTCATTTGCCTTCCAGTCGTTAAGCTTTTTATCTTCATCCGCGTAATCGTTCTTAAACTGACCCCATGTTGTGTCAATTTGCTTTTGGTTCTGTGCATAGGTTTGACCAGCACCAGAACGCTGTTGGCTAGCTTGATTTTGTACAGCACGGCCTGCTAGTTGCATGTCTGAGCCAACGGCACCCATACTGCCAAGCGAACGAAGTAGTCCGCGTAATCCGACAGAAGAGCGGTCATTGATGTTGTTGATGTTGGTACGGCGTTGCTGCTGATTTTGGCGTGTCTGGTCGTTGAACTGACCCTCAGCACGGTTCCATGAACTGCGTAATTCATTTTTCTTGGTGTTGTACTGGTTGTTGATATTACCGAGGCGTACGCCTAATTGAGTGTCAATACGACCTAAGCCATGCTCAAGCTGACCAATACCTTGATCATATTCTGCTAACTGAGCAGCACTGGCGCGGTTACCACCGCCATAGTAGCCACCTCCACCACCACCGTAGTAGCCGAGGTTGAGGTTCTGATTGCCAGTATTGCCTTGGCCCTGGTTTTGACTGTTCCTCCAGCTGTTATACGAGTTAATCCACCATGGAAGAACATTTCGATTAAGGGCTGATGCGGTATAGCCGTTTGATGTTTGCTCGCGAGTCCCCAGTCCTAAGAATCCACCGCGCTGACCCATTAAGAAGTTGCCGTCCAATCTACCATCATCACCAACCTTGTTTAGTAGGGCTTGAGCTTCTGAGCGCCTAACTCCGCCAGGGTTATTGTTGGCGTGGTACTGCAAATACTGACGAAGTGATGCATTTCCGTTCATAAGAAAAAATCTCCTTGTTAATAAGGAGATTTGGGGTTTGCGCTATATGCTAACTGTTATCTTGAGATACAAAAATGCTGAACTGCGTATGTTTTGCTATTGTCACTGTTGCGACTAATGCCAAGCCCAATTTTTGTATACTCTGGGTCTTGTATCGCTTTGCGGTGTGGTTCTGAATTCATCCACTGGTTAAAGGCATCTCTACTTGTCGCCTCAAAACCAGCCCAGTAAAAATTTTCACTAACCGTACGGCAGCCAGCTTTACTCATTAGGTTAGCCATCTCTAATGAATACCAATTATCTGTACCTGGTATATTGTGCTGTTTGTATCCCTTAGCTAACATATCGTCAGATTTTAGCTGTGCGCTCATACGCACGTTATCATCATGTATTAATGGCGCCACGCCGATCCGCGCGCGTTCGGCATTGACCAATTCCAGGATTTCGCCAGCGTCCGCGGGACCGACATCGTATTTATCCTTCTTTGGTTCTGGCGTTGACTGCACTTGCTCCTGATCCGCCTTGGCAGTCGCCTGATCATCTAGATGAGTCTTTAGCCATATACCACCACCAGCGCCTACTGCGAGGGCTACAATGGCGGTGATGACTATAGCCTTTTTCATGCTTACATTGTAGCACAACAGAGGTGAAATGTCAATCACCTACCGTGCCATGGTTCACATGCTATACCATCACCATCTCGGTCAAGCTCTTCCCTATAACCAGGCTCACCTTCTCGTATTGATTCTGCACCATCTGCACGAGCTTCAGAGCAATTTTCGTAGTATACGTCATCCTCACTAGGTTCGTCTTCATCAATAGGATCGTAATACCTACTGCTTGGGTTGGTAATACCTGAAGAACTACTGCTTTTGCGTTGGGTATGGTTTGATTTTGTCTTGCTAGAATTGCTAAAGTAATAGCTACACGCATACGCTACAAGTATTGCCATTCCTACCGTCAATACGCCAGCAAGAAAGTCGATGACCTTATCTTTCGTACCCTCACTCATACAGCCACTCGCCTACACCACCATGGTGCGAGCAAGCCCCTCTTCCGGTAGCGTATGACCGCCAACCATCACGACAGATCGCTCCGACCCTATGGGTTGCTTGTTGTTGAACCGGCTGTGGTGCTGGCTTTGGCGTACGGACAACGATATGAGTTGTTGGCTGAGTTATGACCTCTACCTTATCCTCATATCCCGATTTGCTTGGTTTGCAAATCTTTTTGCTTCCGACAACACCTTGCTGTTTGACTGTTTCTGTATAGCCATATTGACCCGTATCGCCTTCATACTGTGTTTCAAACGGTATTTCTTCCGTTCTACAGTCTGAATAGGTTACAGGCTGAGCTACTGGTGCCGGTGCTGCATGTTGTTGCTGACCGTTACCCATTGCTCCAGCGATGCCAGCCAACGCGGCAACACCAACAGCGGCGCCGATGACGCCTTTGACGACTTGTGGTTTTGTTCCCATCTTAGTAAGACTCCCTATTTATTACTAAAGTACCTTTAGCATACACCACAAACCCCAAATCTCCAAATTGTGAAACTACTATTAAATTGGATAAGAGTTCTCGTCTGTTGTCTGGTCGCTCAGGGGGCCTAATCCTTCGCTCCGTACTGGCTTGGGCGGTTTCGCATTTCTTTAGCGATAACCTCGGATTACTACTTATACAACGCTGCGACGCACGCTTCCATCTGTTTGGATCACAACGCGCTCTCGTCTCTTTAGAGTCACACTTCGTGCTTAATTGTAAGGCTATTATAGCATAAGTCAAATAAAAAAACCATTTCGTTGACGTGAACGAAATGGTCTGTATGTTTATGCTGTAGTCGCTATTTGTATCCCATCCACCGCGAGTACTCATCTATCTCATTGGTTATTTTTTCGGCGGCATCCACATCTTCAGCATTATGGGCTCGGATTAGCCTACGACGTAATTCAGTGAGGTGTTTATCTTTTACTTGGCGCAATATCTTGTTGAATGTGTCGTGGGCTAATCTGCGCTCATGAAGGGACTTGAGAGGGTCATTAAACACCTCGTGTAGCCGCTTTAATTCACCCTCTCGTGTCCCATCCATCGCCTATTCCTCTGGTGCGTCCTCGTGGATGTCACCGTCAGTGATGTCAAAATGTGGGTTAATAACCTTTGCTACAGACGCGACATGCTCTTCAGACGCACTACCGTAGAATTTCTTGGCAATCTCAAGATGGCTCATACCGCTGTCGTATGCATCAATAAGCTGATTTTTAGTAACTTTCTGTGATACAACGACGTCGTCTGCACTAGCTTCCTTGGCATCAGCAATGATTTTTTCGGCTTCTGCTTTAGCCTGTGCAATGATGTCGGCAGCACTAGCCTCAGCTTCTTTCTTTGCTGCGGCGATTTGCGCCTCAATGTTATCTGGAGCTTCTGCTGTAGCCGGCTTTGGTTTCGGTGTAGTTTTATCTGCCATATTCTTACCTTTCTTTGGTGGGGCGACCTGAGCCGCCCCAATTACTAGTTGCTAATCCTAGTTACTAGTCTTTAGCACCTGTCTTAATGTTAATGATCCACTTTGGATCAAGCACTGCGGCCGCAAACGCCTCGGCCTTCCAACCAGCGGTTGAGAACATGTTCAAGGCGTTGCTGGTGTCATGCTTGTCTGGGTTTTTAATGATGAGCTTCGTCTCATTGATGCCCTCCAAGGCAATCGTACCGAACGCTTGCTGACCGTGGATGAAGTTTGAGTACACGGTTACTGAACCAGCCTGCTCGGTTTTCTGGTTGCTTGAGCATTCCAGGAAGCGAACACCAGCAATTGTACCGATTTCACCCTTGTATAGCTCTTTGCGGCCAGTATACTTCTGCGCCTCGATCCATGCACCGTCATTCATCAAGTTGTAGGCGGTATCTGGACCAATTTTGCCGATGTAGTAGCCATCGCCATAGGTCTTAGCGTTGCGCTTTTTCAGGTCACGCTTTGCCTTCTTAACCTCTTTTAGCGTCAAGACGTCATCGTTGGTTAGATTAGACAGCGCCGCTTTACCGTTAGCAAACATGGTTGTTGCACCAGCGTGCAGAGCATTGCGAATGAGTGCATCGATGGTTTCTGCAGCCTGCTGCGCCAACACTTCAATAGTTTCTTGCTGCCCCTTATCGATTGAGGTCTCTTTAAATAGCGAGCTGATTTTCTCCCAGTCACCATACGTTTTCAACTCAGCAGTGACCTGTCCGCTGGACTTGCCTGACTCTGCTGGGTTTTCACCCTCGGTAAGTGGCGTGGTGGCTACTTGCTTCGGATCTCGTTTGGTAAAGGTGTATGTTTTACCGTGATTTTGCTTCAAATGTGATTTTTTCGCACCTTCGCCGTGAATAAGCAATGCTTCACTGCGATCCAAGAACTCAGAGTCCAAAAACTTCATTAACTCTTTGTCCATACTGACGGTTGTAATTAGTGCCATAAGTTACCTTAGCTTTCTAGCTTTCCTTCGCGAATGAGCTTGGCACGCTGTTCACTCCGAGACATTTTGTCGAATGTCTTCGACACCTTGCCTGAGCCAATAACATCTGCACCGCCGCTAATAACTTTCTTCTTATTAGCGCGTCCTCTGCTTTTATGGAAAGCTTGATACAGTTGATATATACTTTCTCGCGAACCAATAAGATTGCCAGCATTGTCGTAAATAAGCATTCCTTGTAGGAACTTATCCACTTCGGCATCAAGCTCCGCATCGTATTTGTCAGATTCTGGGTCGAACTCTGGAAAATCTCTGAGTGCCCGATCGGCATCTGACGACATACCGCTAATTGATGCACTGACTTGAGCTTCGTAAGCCGCTTGCTCTTGAGCTTGCTGCATAACCGTTATTTGCTGTTGCAATTGTAGGTTTTGCAACACCGCCTTAGCTTCAAATTCAGTGAAGAAGTCTCCAGTTTCTGGATTCTCCGTCTGCATAATCTGCTCTAACGTTGGTAGCGGCTGGTCTTGCATTTCAGGCGGTGTCTCCTGATATTGCTGTGCCTGCTCTTGCTCCAACTGTTGACGGGTAGCTCTCGCTTGGTTTCGCCTGGCAACCAATTCACGGATAGCTCGATTGTCTTCGTCCAACTCGCGTTCCAGTTGCTCTTGGCGGGCTTCCTTGCCCCGTTTCGGCTTCGGGTCTTTGTCTGACTCGTCCTCGGATTCGCCCTCTTTGTCCTCCTCCTTGGACTTATCGACTTTGACACGTACCACCTCACCGCTATCTGAAATAACCGCTTTGGTGTCTGGCTCGCTCGAAGCCTCAGAGTTTTGTGTTTCAGCTGCCGTCGACTCAGCTTGGGTAGACTCCTGCTCCACCTCGGTATTTACGACTTCTTGGCTTTCCGCTTCTGTTTGCGGCATAGCACCCTCCTTCTCATTAAATTGTTTAAGCGTCGATCACAGGTGACGAACCTGGGCTGCGTGAGATGCGCTCCTTTGGTTAGCTACTAGCGAGGATTAGCCAACCAAAGCAACACACCTCCCTAAATGGGGTCGATGATACTCTCCAATGCACTCCTTTCCTCTCGTAAAATCCGCACAACTTCCTTATGTGCCAACATGTAAATCGCCAGCTGCTCTTTATCGGCAATAGCCCCTTCTGGGATAGCATCAACTGACTTGTAGAAATCGATCCGCTCGTTCCATCGGTCTACAATTTGCTGCAACTTATGTAGATCCTTTTTTGTAGCCTCTTCCTCTGCCTGCTTGGCTTTTTCGCGCTGCTCATCCATGTCAGCATTTGGCACAAAGTACTCGGTACTACGTGGGTATAGATTGTCTTCCATTATTCATCCTCCTCTTTCTGAATAACGCCCATAATTGAGGTGATTATCTCCTCTTCGGTAAAACCTTTTTCAATCATGCTTGGTACTTCCGCGATTAAGTCTTCAGGTGTGCCAATCTGACGCAATTCGCTCACAATGCTTGGCTCTGCATCTTCTTGTGGCTCTACAGGGGTTTCAGTAACCTGTACCCCATCTTCTACTGGCTGTTCGGCCGTTTCTTCTGCGGCTGTTTCATCAGTAGCAGGAATTGCAGTTTGAGTTTGTGCCTCCTGCATTTCTTCTTCAGTAACTTTCAGCTCGTCTAATCCATCAATTCCAGAGTTGGCGACGATTGCGTTCCACGCTGCCAGCTTCTTTTTGATTGGCACAACTTGGTTGAGTGATTGGCTTGAGTCTAATGTCTGAATCAGGGTTTTTAGTGCATCAAGCTGTGCCGCTTCACTGTTGACTTTGGTGGTTGAAGCGTCAATCTTAAACTTCAATACGCCTTGTGCTTTAGAGAAATCAATAGTTGCTACGTTATTTTCATCTAGTTCAACGCCGTCCAGCTCATGACCATCGCGCTCCAATGTTCGCAACTTCTCGGCTGTTTCATCATCAAGCTGCATTTTCTCCACTCCACTACGCTCAGCAAAGTAGAGATTGATAGCTGTCTCGCTCCATTCTTCAAAGAATGCTTCAAAGCCTTTGCGGAGGGCGTTATCATCAATGGATAATTGTGCTTGTTGAGTCTTCAAGGCTTGCGGTGTCTTGCCAAACCCAGGGTTGCCAACCTCAGCACTGATTGAGGTGTCTGGACTGTTGACCAGGTTGAGCATCTGCGACTTTTGCAATCCGTACAGGTTTGGATATTCGCGTAGGGCGGTCGTGTCGATATTCATCGGCTCGATGCGCGCATTTTGATCTTGAATCTTGTTAACGGCGTTAGCGCCAAAGTTGAGCCGGCGCTCGTTGACGTTACCAAAAACATTAATGGTTGGCTGCAACGCTACAGCGCGGTTGTACTGATACGCCTGCATATCGCTGTCAATAAGATTCTGAAGAGGACCAATAAGCTCCAATACGCTACGCCCAAGAGGGTTTGCACCATCGGCGTCATAGAAATACCAAGAGATAGGCATCTTGCCACGTGGGTCTTTATTTTGCTTACGTCGCACAATCTTTTCAGTAGCAGGATTAAAGGTATAGAACGTTGCACCAACACCAACCTGAAAACCGGTTACAATTTCAATACCTGATGGGTCAAGCGACCGCTCCTGCTCAGCTTCATTCTGTGCTTTATCATCTTTGCTGATAATAGCGTCCTTGATTTCCTCCAAAGCTTCCAAATCCCATGACGGTTCATACTCTGCATTCTCTTCCTTAGCTTTGCGGCGGCGTTCTTTTTCAGCGTCAATAAGCTGCTCGACGTCAGCCTCTTGCCACCATGAACGCATGAATACATAACTGCAATCACTAGCAGATTTCTTACCTGGTTGAATAGAAATATCTCGCCAGGATACGATCAGGTAGTCTGGCAGGAGCTCATCGTCGTTATATAGCATTGGTGTGTATACCGCTACCGAGCCAAACGTCTGGCCGCCCTCTACTGTCATCCAGCTCTTATGAATCAAGTCGTATTCGGTGTTGGCGTTCGGTAGAATATTCTCTAGGTAGGCAAACTCGGCGATAATCGGCCATGGACTGTTCTCATCGACAGTACTAACGACGCCGGTTGGTAGCTGCTGAATCGTGCGTCGCGGCGATTTGATGATGATTGAAGATGCTGTACCGTCGGTAGTCTTCGGAAATGCCTTCGGGATTTTCGGGTGTGGCTTATTTCGGGCAATACGAGAAAACTCCGAAAACGGCTCGGTCAGCAGTTCGGTCTGCTCTTTAGCAGTACCGTATAGGTCAAAGATGTTTTTCTCTGTTAGAAAAGAAAAAGCCACTGATTACTCCAAAGATTACTGTTATTTGCAGTAAACTCTGGTTGTTTTCAGTGGTTTACGCTTGTATTATATCACAATTATGTTTATTGGGAAATATTCCGTTGCGCTCCAAGCTTTGTGTATTTAAAGACGACATCAAATGATCCTTTATACACCATCTTGGCCCTGCCATCATATTGTATTGATGGGTTGATTAAGCCTTCATCCTTCTCAATCCTCATAGTGAGTTCGTCAACTTTATCTCGTGCCTCAGCCATAGATCCAACACGGAAGCGTTCCTCAAAATGTAGTTTTGTTCCAATGATGTTGTGGTTTTGATAATTCTTCTCAACTTCAACCATAGTATTGTCATCTAGCTGCTGCTTCTCTTTCACTTTACCAAACTCTGGTACAAACTTTTTCATACTAACCCTCCACCTCGATGATTTTACCTAGAATATCTTCATCTGATATCAACAGATATTCATTATCATTAAGCTTCGTCTCTGTCGCTGCATACTCTCGATAAATAATCTGATCATGTTGCTTAAAATCTTTAACCAAAGCACCGACATTAATAACTTCCGCCTGAGATAGGTTGTCTACCGCATTCTTAGGTACAAATATACCACTAGCTGTCTGCTCTGATGCTTCGATTCTCTTTGCAAAGACTTGATGATTTGCTGGCTCGATTGTTTTCACAACTCCCTCCTTAATTCCATGTTGCTGTTATGTCTCTATCTGTAAGTGATTGATTGTATACCTCGCCGCTACCGACATCGTCCTCTGGGCGTTGAGCTAGCTGTACTTGATATGCTAATGAATCGCTTGCGTCATCGTTGGTGGCTTTAGGAAACATACTGAGTTCACCTTCTAGGTCTTTACAGAAATTCGTATCACCGTGTTTAATGTGATAGATGCCGCCACGTTCGTATCGTGGAACTAGAGCTTCAATTCTCAGCGCCTTACTGTGTCCGCCATGTTTCAGTAGCTCGACATCCATATAGACACCTCTACGTAACATCTCCTCTTCCCAAACAGACTTCAGAGCTTGAGTAAACTGGTTATCCTCGATACCAATCTTGTGTAGATTGTACCGCTTCCAGTTGGTAAACATGAGGTCTACTAGGTCAGTCGCGGATAGCTTCGTGCGGTAACATATCACGTTCCACTTTCCTTCGCGGTCGATAAAGTTAAGGGTTATACCGATGTAGTCGGTACCTTGATCAATATCATCTTTACCGCGCGGGTCAATAGTCATAACGTTGTAGGTATCAAGCTGTAATACATTGCTAAATTCACGATATCTATACCATGCCTTCTTGAACTTACGATTTTGCTCATTGATTGGGCTTTGTTGGTAAAGTGACGAAAATGCATAACTGCCTATCTCTGTTTGTTTTTTCCGCAGTTTTTCAATTGAAAATTTCTCTGGCCATAGAGCTTCGCCTTTTTTGCGATGCTCGTCATCTTTTTCGGCAATAGCCTTGAATTCAATCACCTCCCAATCGTCATGCGGCTCACCCTTAGCTTTAGCGTCAGCGGCGGCGGCTAATATCCTACCTGCTAAATCGTCCTCATGCCAACGCGTCAATATCAACACTACCATGGAATTTCCCTCTTCACGAGTTGCAAATGTTGAGCGATACCAGGAGTATCTGGCATCACGTATAACAGGACTGTTTGCTTCTTCATCATTTTTGAATGGGTCGTCAATAATACCAATTTTAAGACCTCGTCCTGTCAGCGCACCACCAACACCAACTGCCGTGTATGCACCGCCCTCTTTGGTAATCCAGCGACCTTTCGCACGGGCGTCCGCACGCAGGCGTGTTGGAAACATTGCTCGGTATGCACTAGATTTCATAATATCCCTGGTGTTTTGTCCAAAATCAGTCGCCAAATCGGCATTGTATGATGTCACTGCAATTGGCATATTTGGCACTTTACCCAAAACCCACGACGTAAATTTCTGCGTAGCCATAGCACTCTTACCGTGACGCGGTGGCATAGTGATTATCAGGCGTACATCTTCACCTGCCATCAGCCTGTAGAACCCTTGCTCTAATTTGTTTGCAATCTCAGCATGAAACCATTTCAGCTGATAATCTGGATCAATAGCAATACAGTATTCGGCGAAAGAACCATTTTCAGCAGATTCTCTAAGAATCCCGACGATTTGCTCTTGCGTTAAGCAGCTGCTCGGCTTGGCTTGCACTTAGCGTCACTCCTATATCGTTACCGTTTGTCGTCATATCTAGCTTGTCGCCGTAGACTTTCGGGTTTAGCTTAGACATCAACCATTTACGCGTATCAATCCGCAGACGTGACCGCTGAACGTTTTCGCTGTTGAATATATAGCCGTCACCTTCCAACTTTTCCATATAGTCATTACTAGCGTTGTCGGCAATCTCAATGATGTCTTCGGCGTGCATATACGACCGCTCCTCACACGCACGCGCGTATTGCTCACGAAACTTATCATTTTCTCGCAGCCAGCGGAAAAACGTCTGCATAGAGATCATGTCCTTTTTTGCACAAATAGAACGGACCGATTGCCCTTGAGCAATCATTTGACAAATTTTATCAGCTAGTTTATCGGTATACTTTGAAGGACGCCCGTTCTTTTTGGGCGTTTTCTTTGGTGGCACTTTAGAAGATTTAGGTTTATCTTTAGCGGCTGTTTTTGCCATTAAAAATTCCTCGCAAGGAATATACTGCTAAAGGACCTCTTATTGTCCTATATTATACAGGAAAGCATGAGCATTGTAAATATTATACTCTCATATTGTTTCTTAATTATCTTTGCCGATTCACTAGTGTTTTATATAATTTTACAATCGCTCGCTTTAGATCGTAGTTGCTCATGTTTTCAATATCAGACCGACCACCCAACTCCGTATAGATGTTTCTCAAATTTACTAGTCCTTTGTCATCGGTAACTGCTTTCATGATCTTGCGCTCATAATCTTCATCATCCAGGAATAAACACGACTTTGGCTCAGACTTACTCATCTTACGATCAGGATGCCTTAAGTCCATGATCTTGGCTTCTGTATAAATTGGGTCTGGGCACTTCAATCCAACACGCGGCAGGATGTCTCTTGCAAATTCGATATGAGGACGCTGGTCTTCACCAACAATTACTCTATCGTAGCCTGTAATATCTAGAGACATCATCACTGGGTATACGTACATTAGCGCAGTCTTTTCTTTAGCCTTATACTGTGGCATGGCATTCAGTAAGTGACTAGGTGTTACGGCTAACAGCTTGGCTAGTAAAGCGACATCTAATCTCTGCTCGACGACTTGACTACTCAGCTTAAACATTCTGAGTACACTCAACGCTTGTTCCTCATATTCAGGTTCTGACAGTGGCGCGTGGTGTTTAGCTATCAGGATGTCTGCTTTGTATTCTATCGCTGGTTTTATCACGCTGACATAATGTCCTAAATGCAATCTACCTGACGGGCGAAAGCCCACTATGGTATTTTTACTCATATCTTTCTCCAGGCAGTCGATTAGCCGATTGAGATGGATCATAATTATATCTGATAATATTTTCTATAGTATTCATAATATTTAATACCGCATACACACCTCGTTCCGTAGCCTCTAAGAGATCTTTCGGAGGAGCAAAATAGGAGAATACAATATCTCCACGCTGCAATTTGCCGTCCTTAAACACCTTGCACGATCCTCCGTTAACAGTGATAGTCATTGATACATCGTATCCTTTATAGCTGAAGTTTATTTCTTTTCTAACATTCGTAAGATATTTATCTATCAACATATAATCCTCGCCATACTTATCTTTAATGAAACACCTTTACGTCGCCATTAGCGTCGTAACAATAGCGATATATACTCGAATGTCTGCGCTCCGTAAACACTCCAGCTTCAGTTCCATACAACTGTTTGCAGCGATTCTGATACTCTTGTTCTATTTGTTCTGGTCGCTTATGCTCAAGATGTAGGCTACTTATAAAAGCAAACCAACCAATGAACAATACGATCAATATTATCTCCAATATACCAGGTTTGAATATTTTCCATCGTTCTTCTATTAGGCTGTCGCTATACTCTCTAAGCTCTATTGATACGACCCAAGGACCTAAAAATACAGCAAATGTCATTAAAGCTACTCCAATATCAGAATATTGTAAGAACAGCCCTACTATCATCATGGCTACAAAGTAAACGAATAGTCTAAGACTAAGGAATCCACATCTATCCATTACATTAAGCTCCTTTCCCCCAAAACCATCTCTTGTCCTTGGGTGGCACATATTGCTCGTTTCCTGTAGTCTCTGGAGTGAGCAGCTCATCCAGTTCTTTGTTATAATTTTCAAGACTTTGTTTATAACTATAAATGATTTGGTTTATGATTTCATACCCATTTTCGATCACTTCAGGCTCTGTATTATTTGTGTTGTCTTTTATGAGAATATCGTAATCGTCTTTCCGTTTGAGCCTCTCGAGATACAATATTCTTTCTTTTGCATAGTTAATTGCCATTACCAATTGCTTAACTTGTTCTCTTTTGCGATTATTCATTTCAACATCCTTTCTTGATGGTTTATTGGCTGTTGGGTCGTACACTACGCTTGCAGAGTCTAAATCGTTAGCAAGATTATACATTTCAAAAATTTGAGCATCACGATTTTTAAGGGATTTCGTAGAGTACAATCTTTTATGCGCGGCTCTACGAATCTCATCTGCACGCCCACTGCAGCGATGACTGTAACCAGAGCAGTAGTTGTATTCTATCCATTTATGACACTTGTCGCACTGGATAGATGGTTGTATATCTGGTTTCTCAGCCAAGGCGTCTCTTATTCTCATCTGTTTTTCTAATTTGGATATATCAATCTTAATCTTAAATTCTTTACGCAGTTTACTATTACATATAAGACAGTGCTGTTTACGCCCAAGCATAGGATAATACTCCACCCACTCACCACATTTCTCACAATACAACATTACTTCTCCTCCAGCAGCTCAGGGTTTTCGTGAATACTCCCTATGACCTCCATAGCAGCATTACCGTTTTCGCTAAACGCTAATGTTGGATAGTCTTGATGCCTATCATAAAAATCTGACACATTAAAACAAGCACTGTCATTGTCGTGATAAACCTTGCCTATGCCGTTTGAATATTTAACAACATCACCCTCATAAATCTCTGTACCGTTTTTGTCCTTTAGCCCTGTGTATTGCTCGATAACATGCCGCTTGTTGTCTGGGTCTGGTAACAATCGCGTATACCACAAGTCAGTGTCATTTTTATCGTATATCTCAAATATAAATATATTGTTCAGATTGTTTATAGCTATGTCTTTTTCGTTAAGGTAAGCCTTTTCTATGTTATCCCAGACTCTAAACTTTATTTCACGCATCTCTCAAAACCCCATAATGGTTACTTGGTATTTCGTTGCCACCAGCTAGAATGAGTAGGTGAACAACATCTTTTAATTCTCGGTTGGCTTGAGCGCTACGAATATATATCGTTGGATTATCGTAATGATGATCGTTTTCCTCGATGTGCCGCTCGGCGGCTTTGCCGGTGAAGTACATGACCGCACCGTAGTCTTTGCCAGCTTTGTTATTATCTAGGATCGTCCACACCGGCATACTAGTGCATCGATTGTCTTGATTGACCAGCTCGTCACTCAGGGCTTTAATGCGCCACAGTAGGGCTTCTTCAGCTGGATTTTCTGCTATGATTTTCATTTTATAATTCCTTTCCTTTCCATTTCTGCCACCGCTATGGCTAGTTTTAATACAGCGTGTAGCGGGTTTTTTGCCTCATGAACTAAATCATCTGCTAAACGGCCATCAACTGTATCATAAGACGCTCTCCAGCCCCACCCCCAACTACCTTCTTTGTACTCAATTTCGTCAGTAGCCAATGTTAATATGCCATCATCAGAGCCACCATCAATAGTTTTTGGCAACTTATCCAGCAAGTATTCCAGTGTGTATTCTGGTGCCCAATCGTAGAAGGGTCGATTTACATCCTCAGGATAGATATGTGATTTAGGAGCTTTAAACTTGATGAGATGCTTGCAGCCAGTAATGCCTTGCCAATCAGGTTTTAGCTCATGTAGCTCTTTGCATAGTTCAAATGTTTCCATATTAGACCCTCCCTCTATCCAGCACTGATTTTTTTAATATCCTGGTAGCTTCATCTACGAACTGGCTATAAATGGCTGTCTCTCTGGCTTTGATCATTCGCTGCAACTTAAAGTATGGATCGTCAGGATCGAGCTTTGAATTGAGCCAGTCTTCAAACATATCACCGTTAAAATAGCCATCTTGCGTTGACCACGGAAATACTAGCTTAGGCTTTTGTGCCGATTCACTTGACTTGGATTCTTTGTGTGTCATGATGAATTGATCTCCTTTATCTATGTCCACAAAATTAGTGGTTTAGTTGATATTAGTCGTTTACCAATCATTCATCCTGTCTTGCATTACCTTGCTCTATTGCTTTATGCATAGGCACTTCTGCCATATTGTAGCTAGCTAGCTGGGCTCGGGTTAGTTCTGCACGTTTTTCCTCTGTTAGTTCTTCGTTGTTGTCGCCCTCTGTCTCGTACTGTGCGAACAGTCTATGCTTTATTACAAATGCAATATTAGTTTCACGCTGTATTCGCTTTAACTCTGCACGATAGGCTCTCAGGAATAGATCTACGGCGTATTGTGCTTCTGCTGCCTGGGCTGGGGTACATACGGCTATAAAGCCTTTTAGGGCGCGGTTGTGTCTACTCCTCGACGTCCATAGCTCGGGGTGCTCTTTACTGGTTGCAAATCTATACATAACCTGTGCCGCTATTGTTTGCTCGCTTTTGGTTAGTTTGCCCGTTACAATTAGGTGTTCGCTACATTTTTCTGAGGTATCGTTGATAAGATCCTCGTATGATAGCCCCTGCTTGGCGCAGATCCTTTGTAGGATACGCTGGGCGGCTTCTTTCTCGCCGCCTATACCAGCTCTAGCGAGCTCAACTATTTTTAGCGTTCGCTCATCTACTGTGTTGTCATTCGTCATAGTTCATACCATCCATTCATTATTTAATTCAACCGCATAACTGGTGGCTATATAAGCAACCAGGAATAAACTCACACGGGGCTTAACTTGTCATCTGCCCGTTACCAGCTAGTGCTATTAGAAAAACACTTACTGCGATGAGGGACTAGCGACTGCTAGTTCACTGCTTATATAGCCAGTTGACAACACCATTCGTAAAGCACTAATATGGTTAATTTGTTCTTGATGATGTTGCCAGTTGGTAACACCAAATGATAGTTGTTTTCGATTTTTTGAGTACATATATTTCCCGAAAATAAAAGGTGCGTTGGTGTTACCAGTTGAACAGACGATACACGCTGCACTGCGGTTATATGAGCCGACTCACAACGTTTCACGATTTTTAGATGACGCGCCGGTGGCGCGCTACCTGAAAGGAGTTGTGCATATCATCTGTCCAGTTGAGTAGACGATAGGGTGGAATTGAACCACCGACCTCAGGCTCATGTGTCCCACGCTCTAACCAGCTGAGCTATAATCATCTACCCAGTTATGCGGTTGATATACATACACACAAGCCTGCCCACAATCTCGTCTCAGCTCCACTGTAAGCGCAGTGGCTTTGTTGCTAAACGGATACAGCTGATACCGCGTCGCTCAAGTTTCCTCAGAATGCTTGCTCAAGGCACTTGTGGGCGGCCTAGTGTGTATGTATGATGCTAATGTGCACCCAGTTTATTGACATGTGGTAGGTCATTGCTTAGTCAATCGGCTCTAGGTCTTTAATAGCTTTCTTAACCTCAGCCTCATCGTACCTCTTGCCATCTATTTCGATGAGGGTTATTGAATGCCCTGGCGGTAACACTTGATAACCAATTTGTTTCAGCTCGTCGGCCGTGTACCAATCGTTGGCGACGGTATATTCATCTGTATTGCTCAATAGATAGCAACCATCTACTGCCGCTAGGATCCTTCTGACGCCAGAGCCCCTAGAAATATCATCCCCAACGCAAAAATTATCTAAGGGTTCCCCAGCAGCCTCTAATACTTTGTCATCCCAAGCCCAACAGTTCTCTTCAACGAAGTAAAAGTCATCCCTCACCTCTTTTATCGTGAGTGTCTTACCACCAAACAGTTCCACTCCTCTCTCTATGTAAGCGTGATTATAGAGGCTACTATCAGTAAGCCCCTTGCGTATCTTGACTTTATCACCGACCTTGAATTTCTTTGCTGACATTATCTCTCCTCCTTAATTCCAAAATAAATCAACCAGTCTTCTCGGTTTTCTTTGATGGATTTTTCAGCTTCTTCTACGGTCTCGTAACGTACAATTTCTCCGTAGTCATAACAATAAACATTATGTGTTTCGAGCTTATCTTCTTCTGGGTTGTAAAAAACGACATAGCCACCTCTATCATTCTTGAAATCTGGCTTAAATGTTGATGTTCGGCGTAGTCTGATTTCAGCTAATTCACGGTCACGGGCTTTCTCGCATTCTTCTTTAGTGCGGAATATTTTGCCAGTACGCCAAGCATTGTAATCACGTAGCATTCCAGTATAAAATGTTGATCTTATATTGGTATTCTCAAGAATAAAACATTTTTCGCCAATACTAGGATTCCAGTGGATACTGTCTGTCGGTTCTTTGACTTCCTCAAACCACTCTGTGAGGATTTCTGGAAACTTATCAATGGTTTGTTTATGATACATCATCAGCTGTATTCTAGCGTCTGTAGTCTCTGGGTTATCTGGTGTACCAGCGATAAGGTTCCCTCGCTCAGAGATGTAGGCTAATTGCCCAGCTTTGAACGTCGGCAAATCTTTAAGCAATTTATAACGTTTCATGGTTCCATCCTAACAGTGCTAGTTTATTTATTAACTCAGACTTTAGATTGTCTATGCCTGAGCTGCTTTCTAATCTAATGGTTATATGTCCATCTTTTGAGGTTTTATAAACAATCTCAAACGCATTGTCGTTGTTGACAAGTCTACAATACTCTAACGCCAACCAGCCGTTTGAGCCTGCTGCTAAGTCAGACGCGAGTTGCTTTAATTCTTGTTCTTTATTAGACATCTCTTAATACCTCCTCGTCTTTAGGTTTCCTAATCCAACAGTAAGAGTCGTCTGAAAACACTATGATATATTGTGTAAATTCACGCCCGTGTATATCTCGATACCTAAGGTGAGTAACATCTACAACATGTGGTTGTCCAGTTTTCTCTGCTGATATTTTAGTATCGTTTGGTATACCCATAGAGCTTATTAATCCTTAAAAATATCTTCCAACTCTTTGATCAATTTCTTTGCTACCTTTTTAGATTCCTTCTTGGCAATTTTCTTTTGGGTATCCTCAAGAGCCTCTAGCGTAGCGATAACAGTATTTGGATTGTTAGAGTTTAGTTTGACGACAGTGTCAGCTCTGTGATGACCATCTCCACTAAATATCTTGATATTTACTTCTGCTACTGGTTTTTTCATGATTTACCTTTCCTTGTCACTATTAGTTTCGTTTATATATTTAGGGTAGGGCCTGGCTGTTACTAGAATTTAAAGTTTATTAAAGACATGGAATCTAGTCATTTAACCGATCAATATTCTATGAAAATAGGGCAAAGCATAGAATTAGGCACCAGGTCATTAGTTGTCGTAGTCGCGAAGAAAATCGATCCACTCAGTGATGATTCCCATATCTGACTCTAGGTCATCTACCCATTGATCAACTTCCGGGACCTCGTCCCTGTGGGAGACGAGTATATCCACTGTATTACCCATGCTGTCATATAGGTTTTCTAGCCTAAATATCAATCTTTCTTTTTGTGCGGATGTCATACACCCCCTTCTTACGAGTTCGTTTATTACCTCTTTGAAACACTACCTCGTATGTATATTCAGGATGAGCTGGTAGCCAAACATTCTCCAATATCTTTCGACGCCACTTATAGTCGTCAGTTTCAACACCTTTAGCTTCTCGTAGAGTAAACGAGCCATCAAGGTTATGGATTCTAAAGTCTACCTTGTGGCGATACGGGAATGCTTTATTGCCATTTTCGTCATATACCCAACCCTCAATTCGATATTGAGTGTCGTAGTCTTTTATCTGGCCTAGCTTCTTCTCGATATCTAGCTCAGCAGCTACTTGCGCTTCAAACTTTGAATCGTAGATCTTACCATTCATCTCAGTGCGTTTTGCACCGTATTTGTTCGTTTTGCCAATTCTGCCAATCTCAGCACCGCAGTTACGACAGGTGAGCCTGCCAAGGGAAAGCATCAAATGTTTTGACTGACAATCAGGACAGGATGCGACAGATCGCACATCGTTCATGTCAAACTTCTTATGATTTATTTTTACGTAAACCACGACGTTGTGCCTTCCTCTCTTTGCGGCGCTTCAATCGCGCTCGCCAATTACGAATTCTTCTGAGTACATAATCATCACTATCTAGTCTTTCATAGTAAAGAGGTATGTCATCAAGTAGCGATTTACCTTCTTGGTTATCCATGTAAATACTCCCTATAGCTTCCGTTAGTGAATGTGCTCCATGGTTTATACCCTCCAGACTGCCAGACACGATATGCAACTTTTACAACTGTTGCCGTATCATTTCTATCTTCACCAGGCTGAAAATGCACACAAGCCACTTGAAGCACACCGTAACTACCGACACATACTCCGTGATTCTCAGTATTAGTTAGGTTATGTTTTAGCGGATCGCAATTTCTATTCTCTGCTCTGGCGATAGCCATCATTATGCGTATATCCCATTTTGGATACTTAACCAGCTCTTGTCGAACCAATTCGCAGCCCGATACTACAGCTGATTTTGGTTGTAGTACGGTTGGTTCGACATTATGAACTGGCTTTGCAGCAATTTGCTTATTCTCGGAAATAGCTGCAGGTTTCCGAGCTACTGTTTTGACTGTGAAGTCGCTTGCTTGATCTTGCTGTCAATTTCTGCTGATCTATTCGTCTGGTAGTGTATGCCGGCATAAAAGGCAACGGCGGCTGTAATGAGAATAATTAGTAGTATTGACTTTGCTTTTTCAAAAAGTTGCTTCCAGTTAATATTTTTCTTTTGCATTTGTTTTCTCCTGTTTATGTTAAAACGTTAAGTACTGCGCAGGTGGGTGCGTGTGGTTGTATATTCCAAATTACTACTTGAAAGAGGCTCCAAAAGCACGCACCTGTACAGCACTTAACTATGTATGATGTTTTCGCGACTAAGTTGTTAAAGATCATTTTCTGGCTTATTCACATGAGCATTTTGTTTATCTTCTCCGTCACCTCTATTCTCGCTATTGTTAGGCCGTAAGATAAACATCACGCCAACCGTGACCAGTGTAGTTATTCTGTCTACAAGAGGTTATCAATGTCATATTGCTAACCTCTTCAAACAGAAGAACCCGCTGGCCATCTACCTCCAGCGGGTTCTGCTATACAACAAAAGATCCCGACTAACGTCAGGATCTTGAAAGGTTACGCTCTACTTTGATCGCAGGAACTTGGTGAGGTGCGCCTCCCCATAACTACGATTGTCCACCACAACA